ACTTCTTTCTCTTCTCAGCATTTAAAATGCTATGGTCTTGTAGAAAGCAAGCATTCTCTGTCTAACCAGAGATTCCGGGGTTCCACCCCGGTCTATGTACGCAGATGCGCTACAAAAGGTCAAAGTTACTTTGACAACACCGGCTTCGCCGGAACATGCAAAGGCAATCATGCCCTTGCTTCACAAAGTGGTTGATTCCACTTACAATGAGGTGCTACTAAGCACCACGCACCACAATAAAATGTGGGAGCGGATAGTATCATCCGCAAAGGTATCTCTCTCCGATTCAGGAGAGTTTTTCACAAAGGTGAAAGAGGGTGGCAAATTAGAAGCCACTAGAAGGATTCTTCAAGAGAATCCTGAAATTCAGGAGGTAAACCTCCAGACCGGCGACCTTACGGGCGCAATCCTAACAAAGGATAACTCATCTCCTGGGGAGATGCTCTTCCACTACTCTTGTGGACAATTTCGTGACAGGTCATCCTGTTACGAGAAAAATCTCATGTCAATGAGAATTAGCCTAGTCGCAGAACTAGGAAAGTACCGTGCTATAACGGTAACACCGATTGCGCACGCCGCATTCTTGCATCCAGCATCACACATGTGCTTGGAATTTCTGGAGAAAATACCCTCCAGCGAAAGCGGCATTGGTGCCGCTGCTCATGCTTGGAATTTCTTCAAGCGTATGAACGTTGGGAATCCCAACGCTCAATTCATATTCTCAGGAACTGAGAATCTTTGTCTGTTTTCAACAGACTGGTCAGAGGCCACAGATCACTGTGACCCCTATATGTCTCAGGTGATGTTAAATCGCCTGTTTTCCAAGATGGGTTTCCCAACTTGGTATCGTCAAACAATTATGTTTGCATTACTAGGACCCCGACAAGTCGAGTTCCTAGATGACGAAAAAGTTCTCGACTTTTTCATTACACAGCGGGGCGCCCTGATGGGCGACCCTGTTACGAAGGTGCTTTTGCACCTCTACCATCTGGTAGCAAGGCCATTGGCCTTGAAGCTGCTCGAAGAGCAGTCATGGAGTCGTACTGACTCAATTGTTGATGGAGATCCATCAGCCGCATAGCTTCAACTTAATTGATGGAGTAAGCTAGGTTTTCCTAGACAATCCACCG